TTACTTTCAGTATGAGTATAAAAAATAAAATAATACATGCGTTTATAAAAAAAATATTTTTTATTGTATAGTATAAATAAGTTAATAATAATTTAATAATATATAAAATACATAATGAGTGTTGGTTTAGAGTTAGCAAAATTTGATATGAGGTCAATTAGTTTTAGACCGGATGAAAATAAAGGACCAGTAATTGTTCTTATTGGGCGTCGTGATACCGGTAAGAGTTTTTTGGTAAAAGACTTAATGTATTACCACCAAGATATTCCAATTGGAACAGTAATATCGGGAACAGAAGCAGGGAATGGTTTTTTTGGTGAACATGTTCCAAAGTTATTCATTCATGATGCATATAACACAGCGATTATAGAGAATATTTTAAAACGACAAAAAGCAGTATTAAAACAAATGAAAAAAGAAATAGAAACATATAAAAGGAGTACAATTGATCCACGAACATTTGTGGTGTTAGATGACTGTTTATTTGATAATAAATGGACAAAGGATGTAATGATGCGTTTGCTTTTTATGAATGGGCGTCACTGGAAAATTATGTTGGTAATCACTATGCAGTATCCTCTTGGTATTCCACCAAATTTAAGAACAAACATTGACTATGTTTTTATATTACGTGAGCCGTATATTGGAAATCGAAAAAGAATATATGAAAATTATGCGGGTATGTTTCCTACGTTCGAAAGTTTTAGTCAAGTAATGGATCAATGCACTGAAAATTTTGAATGTTTGGTAATTAATAATAATGCGAAATCAAATAAACTGCATGACCAGATATTTTGGTACAAAGCACAAACACACGGACCATTTAAGTTAGGTGCAAAAGAATTCTGGGAAATGTCTAAGGATATTCACTCGGACGATGACGAAGAACAGTATGATCCATCTAATATTAAACGCAAAGGTCAAGGTCCAAAAATTAAAGTCAATAAAAATAAATGGTAAAGTTGTGAAGCTATAAGTATATAAAATATATTAAAATATATAAAATATATTAAAATATATTAAAAAATTTTCATAAAAGATGTTAAAATTTTTATTTCATAGTCCTTATTAATTCTACTGTTACCTTTTTCATCAAGGTTTTCATTACCTTCGCCATAATTTAAACAAAGACATATACTTGGAATATTTACCATATTTGACAGCAACATTGTTATATAAATACTCTCTGAACCTATAAATAATTTACTATTTTTATTATTAATTAACTCTTTAGTCGCTTCATTAACTAACTCACTTGTATTATAGTCACATATTGTAACCGTATTTTTTGTAAAATAGTCTGTTTTTTTATATATATTATTTTGTTCAATATAATCTGGGAACATTTTGTTATTTTTATATTTTTTATAGTTATTATCAATAATAGCAGATGTAACTTGAAAAACAGAACCTTGTTTCATTTGATTTGTATATACAATCGATAAATCTACAATAAGTGATGGGTTTATTTCACTAACTGTATTTTTTAAATCACTAACTAATTTACTCTTGTTATTATTTTTATTAAAACTGCCTCTTGTCATATAGTAATAGTTATCGTCATATACATAAATAACGCCATCAAAGAGTTTTATTTTTCTAGAGTACTCTTTTACGCTTTCAATGTAATATCTAAAAAGATTTTCAATGTGTATATTGTCAATAATTATAAGAATATTTTTTACACTTATTTTAAATTCGACATTTTTAAATTTTCGGTTAAATGGTTTATTGTCTTTTATTAAGTCAAGTATCCACATATTTTCAGAAACTTTCGCAAGTTTATGAGTAAAAATGCTATTTATCCAGTAGTAAGGTTTTCCATCTATAACAGATGGAGACATGGTAATAAGTGCGTCACTACTTAAAATATCTAAAGCATATTTTTCCCCATTTATTTTTAACTGAACATATGTAAATATTTCTTTTCCTGTATCATTTTCAAAGTAATAATGGTAGCCATTGGGTGTTTTTTCAGAAACCGTATCTTTTGGTATTCTACCGTCTAGAAAATCAACACTTTTTACACCATCTTTTGTATCAATATCCAATACAATACAGTTATTTGGAAAAAAACCAATTACATTTTTATTTTTAAATTCATTTTTCATATAATTAACAACAGAGTTATTAACCAATTTTACACGGTTTGGTATATATTTTTTCTTTAACTTATTACAGTAAATTATATTATAGTTCATAACATTTAAACCGATGGCTCGTAGCTTATAAAAATCGGTTTTTAAATTATAAATATATAAAGCATTTGATGCTGCTCTATATAAAAAAAATAAACATAAAATAATAGCCGCTACAATAAATAATAAAATAACTAAACGTGTAAATACATTGTTAGAATTAAATGATTTGAAATAATTACTTACTATATATTGTTTTACTTTTTTATTCATACCTATTAAAAAGCAAATATTATATATTAGTGACATATAAAATTAATATATAATATTTTAATATTTATTATCGAATATTTATTATCGAATATTTATTTTACTAACACGTTGATACTTATTTTATAAATAAATTAACTACTTTCAAAGTGTGTAAGCTTGGACAACCCATGGTCAGTATTTTTATCGAGAACAACATTTTCTGCTTCAAACATACTCTTCTTTATATCATCAATAGTTGCATCTTCGTCAAGACCATCAAAATTTGCAACATTTGAAATACCAACCAACTCTCCTTGTTCGTTAATTGTTTGAGTCAGTTTATTACCGGATTCCTCTGCTTTCTTCATGTTTTCTTCAATCGCTTTTTGCTTAGCCTCGCGCACTCGCTTGTCAAACTCTTGTTTTGCTATATCCTCATTCTTCTTTTTATCAGACATAAGTTGGTTAAGCGTTTCTTCCATATACTCGACACGTCCTGTCTTGTATGCTTCAGGATGAAATGGAACCCACATACCAACTTGTCCCACGTAAATATCATGATTGGGATCAACCTCACGCAACAGTTTGCAGCGGAGCTCTGCTTCACCTTGTGTAGCAAAAACACCGCGAACTTTAATTCCACGTGTCGAAGTTTGAAACTCGTGCTTTTCATCAAACTGCTTATCGAGCTCTTCTTCGTTATTGTCCAAAAATGTTTTGTAGTCATCACCAACCATTGACGCAGATGCGGCACGGATCGACTCGCCTTCTTCTTTAGTAAATTCTTGAAAGTCCGCGGTAAGTTTGTCAAAAGAAACTGAATACTTAAAAGAAACAAAGTTAAGAAACTGTGTAAATTTTTCCATTGATTTTTTATAGTCCCACTGTTTTACAAACTGTTCAAATAAAAACTGTTCTTTTTGTTTAATAATTTGTTCCGGTGAAACAAATGAAAGACATACAAATTTTTGTCCTGCAATCGGTTTATCTTCCTCTAAAAGATCAACATATTTAGGATTTTCATTTCCATTCGGCAAATATTTAGGAGTAACTCCTTTTGGTAAAATACTATCCTGGGACATTGTTTATATTATATATTTAAATAATTATTTTAAGTTATTTTCATCGTTAATTTTATAAGTATATTAAGTTAATTTATAATTTAATGTATTTACTTTTATAAAATTACATATTAGTATTTAACACTTTTAATATTAAATCTAAATATATCGAATATTATTCAATATTTTTTTCTGCATTATATTTATAATGTACGGAACACTTGACTTTAGTGAGCTTTTTAAGCGATTTATTAAGTATATTATCGAGGGTCTTTGCGTCGCGATAGTTGCTTACTCCATACCATCTCGTTCTCTTAAATTAGATGAAATTGCGTTGATTTCTCTTGTAGCCGCCGCTACTTTTGCTATTCTCGACGTTTATGTTCCTACTTTAGCAGTTTCTGCTAGGTCTGGTGCTGGCTTCGGTATTGGTGCTAATTTGGTTGGTTTCCCCACCCCTCTTAGAATTTAAGGTAAGAAATAAAATTATCTAAAACATCTTACTTGCTATGATTTGAATAATAATAATATTTATAATTAAATTATATGTTATAATTATATAACATATAGTTATGAAAATAAATAAAATATTTTTTAGTTTAAACTATATTCATCGTGTATTTTTATTTTTTCTTTTAATATGTTTATCTATTAGTTTTTATATAATGGTTACTGCACTATTTACCAAAGATAATACACATAATCGTATATTTTCGGCTTGGCAGTTTCCCATGTTACTTGCAATTTTTATTGATATTATTTACCATAGTGTAAAGTAAAAAATACGTTTGTTAATTGTTAATTGTTAATATTACTGCGTCGGAATAAAAACCCAGTTTAACTCCTCACATATTTTTTTCCAAATATCATCCTGCTCGATTCGTTTTTCTTTATCTTTCAACATAGGAAAATATGAAAGAAATTCATTTTTCTCGAGAAGTTCGCATAACTTATAAACTGTATAATAGTAGTTTAAAAAATTTACACGATCGTCCGGACAAAATTTAGCATATGGTCCCTGTATTTCCATAAAAAGATTACAGAGTGTCTCTTCCAACTCTGGTGTCATAATGGGTGGTTTAATACCTAGTTTATCTTTAATAAAGGGTATATGTTCATAGTATTTATTATAACCTAGTTTTTTGAGAACTTCTTTTGCTTTTGAGTTTGTAAATTTGGATAGTGGTATTCTTTCTTTAACAAGTTGTTGTTTAATATTTTCAAGAACTTCCTCTGGGATTTGTGTTGTTTCTTTTGCTTGAAATTGTGCGAGAATTTCTTTAAAGTGGTTGATTCTTTTGTATGCATAAAAACATGCTTCTTTTGGAGGTTCTTTATAAGAAGGTTTTTCATTTTCAATAAGATAAGTTATTTGTTTTGCACAATAGTTACAAACCATAATACCTTCATGTTCTACAGGAATCATTTCTCCTTTACTACATGACTGACATATATCTGTAACATACATATAGTCATTTATGTTAATAAAACTCTGGTCAAGATTTGTAAAGAATTTTTGAACATTATTTTCATTCACTCGGTTTAACTCATTTTCATCAAATGACTTGTCATTTACTTTGAAAAAAGAGTTTAAAATCGTTGTTTTATTTGTACCGTTTGTTATTTCTTTTTTATTTTCAAAGTAGTCGAAAATAAATTTACTGTTATTTAGGTAATAGTCTTTTACTTTTTTTTTATTTTTATATATTTCTTGTTTAATATCATAAAGCGAGTCTTGTAAATCTATTTTTTCATTCACATCTAACTTATTTTCAGAGTTATTTAGTTTTTTCATTATTTCATTTTTTTTTCTAAGTAGGTCGGGTAAAACATCGCTTTTAATTAAGTTAAACTCTGCCTGTAACTCACGATGAACACTGTCCAAAGTCATTATTCTTTTTTTATCTACAAGAATTTTTTTATTTGTTTTGTGTTTAAAAGATGGCATCTATATATATATTTATTATAATGTTATAAGTATAACTTTTTTAATATATAATAATTGTATCTATTTTATCCATTTTTGTATTTTAGAAAAAATAATTATTAAAATATAATTATTTATAATTATTAACAGATAACTATTATAATATAAAAAAGGTAACTAATATAATATAGGACAATTAACATAAACAATACAAACAATGCAAACAATGCAAACAGTGCAAACAGTGCAAACAATGGAAACAATGCAAAATGGTATAAAAGAGTTAAGTGAAAAATTAAAAACAGGTGACCTTCTTTTATGCGATGACCTTGAATATGGTTCGTGGGGATTATTTAGTTGGTTTATAAAATTTATGACAAAAAGTGATTTTTCACATGTTGGTATGATAGTTGTTGATCCAGAATTTACAAATATCCCATTAAAAGGTATATATGTATGGACATCAGGTATTTCAGATACGACTGATCCTGAAGATAACCAAAAGAAATTTGGTGTTCAGTTGATTCCGTATGATCATTTTGTCAAAACATATGGTGGGAAAATATATATTCGTAAAGTTGAATTTGAAAACCATGAAGACTACCATAAGATATTTAATACTGAAAAATTAAAAGAAATACATAAAGTTGTATATGATAAACCGTATGATATTATTGTAACAGACTGGATAGAAGCTTACTGTAAGAAAGATTTAAAACCACAAAAAACAACAAGATTTTTTTGTAGTGCTTTAATTGGATACATATATACAAAACTAGGGCTTTTTGATGAAAATTTAGACTGGAGTATTCTATATCCTAGTTACTTTTCTAGTGAAAATAAAACATTTAGCATGCTTCATAATGCAAAACTTAAACTAGAACATTTAATTTTGTATTAACTTTTGTATTAACTTTTGTATTAACTTTTGTATTAAAATATAAAATAATAGTTATTTAGGAAAATATTATCAATGATACTGTTGATAATATTATGAATAATGTTAGGAATTGATTAATGTTTTCTCTATAAAAATAAAAATGAAAATAGAAATGTCATCAAGTAATAGTAATAGTAATAGTAATAATAATTCTAACGTGTTGAATGCGACTATAAATATAGATTCTCTTGATGTTCAAAACATTAAGAGAGAAACATACTATAAAATGAAATTTATAATGAACTGTTTAGAAAAAAACTGGGCAATAAAAAAAAGAAGTAATATATTTTACTTAAAAAATTTAGAAGACTCAACGACAGAAATTATAACAGAAGACTATTTAAATAAGAGGATTGTTAATAAAATATATAATAACAAAAATAAGGATAGTGAAAGCAGTAATAAAGAAGAGAATAATGATCAATATTTAGGGAAAAATAAAGTGAAAGAACTAGACACAGTAAATAAAAAGAAAGAAGACATAATACCATTAAAAGATGGAATTATTACACTAAAGATGTTAGTAGATAAAGGAAAGTTAAATATAAATTTAGAACAAAAAAATGACATATATTTAATGATATTTTTAATGAATACTTTAGAGAATGGTTGGAGTATAAGAAAGAATGATGAAAACTTTACTTTTAGAAAAAAACACGATAAAAAAAAAGAAGTATATTCGGATGAGTATTTAGTAAATTTTTTGAAGTCTAATATGGATAACATTATTTAAAAAATTATAAAAAAATTGTGACTATAAAAGTACAAAATAGTACAATGCGAATTATAATTAAACATTATTAATTATAATTAATTATAAAAGTTAATTAAGATTTTTTATAAAATTTTTTTCTTTAGCAATATTATAAAACAAGAAAATGGCAGGAGGTCTTATGCAGCTTGTAGCTTACGGTGCCCAGGATGTTTATCTCACGGGCAACCCTCAGATTACCTTTTGGAAGGTATCTTACAAACGTCACACTAACTTTGCTATGGAGTCTATCGAGCAGACTTTCAATGGTCAGGCTGACTTCGGTCGTCGTGTAACTTGCACCATCTCTCGTAATGGTGATTTGGCTTACCGCACTTACCTTCAGGTTACTCTCCCCGAGATTAACCAGTCCATGAAGGGCACTAGCCAGGACGGTGTTTATGCTCGTTGGCTTGATTTCCCCGGTGAGCAGTTGATTTCTCAGGTTGAAGTCGAGATCGGTGGTCAGCGCATTGATCGCCAATACGGTGACTGGATGCACATCTGGAACAACCTTACTCTTCCCGTTGATCAGCAGCCCGGTTACTATGCTATGGTCGGCAACACCACTGAATTGACCTTCATCACTGACCCTTCATTCAATGCTATCGATGGTCCTTGCCAGGCTAACGCTCCTCGTCAGGTTTGCGCTCCTCGCAATGCTCTCCCTGAGACTACCCTTTACGTGCCCTTCCAGTTCTGGTACTGCCGTAACCCCGGTCTTGCTCTTCCTCTGATTGCTCTTCAGTATCACGAGGTTAAGATCAACCTGGATATTCGTCCCATCGATGAGTGCTTGTGGGCTGTTGGCTCTCTCAGCTGCGGCAGCAACAACACTAGCAATGGTGGTCGTGTCAATACCGCTTACAACCAGTCTTTGGTCGCTGCTTCCCTCTACGTTGATTATGTCTTCTTGGACACTGATGAGCGCAGACGTATGGCTCAGAATCCCCATGAGTACCTTATTGAACAGCTTCAATTCACTGGTGATGAGTCTGTCGGTTCTTCTTCCAACAAGATCAAGCTCAACTTTAACCACCCTGTTAAGGAGCTTATCTGGGTTGTCCAGCCTGACCAGAACGTTGATTACTGCTCTTCTCTTGACTGCAACCAGCTTCTCTACAGGCTTCTTGGTGCTCAGCCCTTCAACTACACTGATGCTGTCGATGCTCTCCCCAACGCTATTCACGCTTTTG